TGTGGAGATTGTCCCGAACATCTCCATCGAAGAAGGAATTAGACAGACCAGGCGAGTCCTGCAGAATACCCTGATAGACGAGACAGAAGCACATGACGTAATTGTCTCTTTAAAGAACTACAAGCGGAAGATCAATCAAGCAACCGATACGCCCGGAAGCCCACAGCATGACGATGCTTCCCACGGTGCGGATAACGTCCGTTACATCGCCCTTTCAATAGGCGAAATGACAAACGAGTCTAGCGACTTCCTCAACCCCATACGTTACGACAATCGCGGGATTATATGAGCGGAACACCGATAATCATTACAGTCAGAGAGCACCAGAGATTCATTGATGAGCTGAGAGCCAAGGTAGAAGAACTGGAATCCAGGGTCTTGGCTGCTGAAATCGCCTCACTGGAGAAACCCAAGAAAGGACGCCCTAAAAAGAATGAAAAGTGATGAAGAAATTATCGCGATATGCGAATCCTTCGAGAAGAATTCCCTTGGAGGCTTGGCTGGCGAACTAGCGGAAGACCGCGCAGAAGCCCTTGATCGATACTTTGGACGCCCATACGGCAACGAGGTAGAAGGACGCTCACAAGTCGTATCTAAAGACCTTGCAGATACCGTCAACTGGATCATGCCGTCCCTGATGAGAGTCTTTATGGCCTCAGATGATTTTGTTCGATTCGACCCCGTTGGGCCAGAGGATGAGGACGCAGCCGAGCAAGAGTCTGACTATGTAAATTACGTGATGATGAAAGAGAATCCTGGCTTTACGATTCTCTATGATTGGTTTAAAGACGCCCTCATTCTCAAGAATGGCTATGTCAAGCGATACTGGTGTGATGAGGAAGAAGTCACCCACGAGACTTACACATGGCTCTCCGAGGAAGAACTGGTCTATCTCTTTCAAGAGATCCAGTCCACGGGCGATGAATTTGAAGTCGTCGAACAGGACCAGAACGATATCGAAGGTATTCCTGTATTCGACGTAAAGATTAAACGTACAAAGAAGTACGGAAAGGTTGAGATCGAGCCAATTCCGCCTGAAGAACTGTTAATCTCAAACCAGTGCCGTGGAGACCTTCAAGAATCTCCGTTTGTCCAGCACACGACTTTCCCGATGCGCTCTGAGCTTATCGAGATGGGGCTTGATCCTGAGTTTGTAGCAAGTCTCCCGTCCTACCACGAGGATTACGGTGAGATTCAATCCCTCAGTCGAGATACCTTGTCTGACGAGTATGAGTATTCAAACAATCCTGACGACTCTACCCAACAGATAGAATTCAAAGAAAACTATGTAAGGATTGATCTTGATGGTGACGGGATAGCAGAACTCCGTTATATCGTGATTGTCGGTGGGCAAATCCCGGAAGGGGACGAATGGAACTGTGAAATCGACGAAATCCCCATTTCCTACCTGACTCCTAACAGACTTCCCCATAGGCACATTGGATTGGGTTTAAACGATGAAATCGAGGATTTGTCGAAGATTAAGACCACGTTACTTCGTGCCGGCCTTGACAACACCTATCAGGTTGTAAATTCAGAATACATGGTCAACGAACGGGTCTTTTTGGAAGACTTTACCGTGACCCGTCCGAATGGAATTAAAAGGATCAAGGGTAAGGAGCCCATCGGGGACGCAGCCGTTCAGTTACAAAAGGCCCCGATTGTTCAACACGTCCTTCCTGTCCTTGATTACATCGACACTCTCTCTGAGAGCCGCACAGGGGTCGGTAAGAACGTCGTGGGCCTTGACCCTGATACCCTGGCCTCTACGACCGCAGGAGCCGCCAGACAGGCTCTACAGCAGGCTAATGCAAAGATCGAGATGATTGCCCGACTATTCGCTGAAACAGGCGTGAAAGACCTTGCTTTAGCCATTCATGCTTTATTGATAAAACATCAGGACAAACAGAAGGTCGTCAAACTTCGTAACAAGTGGGTCCCGGTAAATCCTCAAGAATGGAAGACTCGGACGGATATGACCGTCAACGTCGGTCTGGGTACGGGCTCTCAGGACGAAATAAGAGCAAACCTGATGATGATTGCAGACGCCCAAGAACGAGCTGCCGCCGTTGGCATCGTGACCCCGAGGAACGTCTATAACCTGGCTGAGAAGCTAACTGACGTACTGGGATGGAAAGAGGACAACTTCTTCTTCACCGATCCTGATAATCCGCAGTCTCGGGGACAACCACAGGGGCAGCCTCAATCCAATCCCTTGGCAGAGGCTGAGCAGGTTAAGGGCATGTTTAATCAGCAGGACGCCCAGATGAAACACCAGTTCGACGTTGCTTTAAAACAAATGCAGCTCGACTTCGAGAAGTACAAGTTCGATAAGGAAATGGAACTAGCCATCGCCAAAGCAGAATTAGACGCTATGGAGAAAGGCGTTAAAGCAGGAATAGACCAAGTAGACATCGGCCAACCTGGATTGGGAGCCGAATTAAAGGGGCAGTAAATGACACCCGAACAAGAAGCAATCGACGGCGAGAAAGCCCGTCAATTACTAGAGAATTCAATATTCAAGCAAGCATGGGAAAACGCAGAACAGTCAATCATTGACCAAATGCGTGAAGTCAAGACCCGTGACGACGAGATGCACACCCGATTGATACTTGCACTCCAGGTCTTAGACAGGGTGAAAAACCATATCCGAGCCATTGCCCAAACGGGGGAGATGGCCAAGATCCAGTTAAACGAAAAGAAGCGCCTGTTTAGGCGATAAGAATTCATGCCTGCCGTGAGGTACGCAGAATCACCACGTCATCCGGCGTGGTGTCCCATTGATGGAGATATACAATGTCAGACCAGCCAGCCAACCCGGAACAGGGAGCTAGCGTCGAAGATAGACTCGATGCTCTCTTTGCTCCTGAAGAAGCATCAGAAGAAGCACCACTAGAGGAATCACCAGATTCCGAGGAACAAGAAGAAGCGCCGGAAGGCGATGAGCAAGAAGTAGAGGACGCAGATACAGAATCCGCAGATGCCGAATCGGAGGACGAGGAACACGAGTTCCAGAACCTGCTTGAAATAGCTGAAGCTTTAGGGAAGACGCCAGAAGAGCTCATGGCGCAACTTAAAAGCAAAGTTAAAGTAAACGGTCAGGAACTAGAGGTCACCCTCGATGAACTCCATAAAGGCTACCAGATGGAGGCTGACTATCGTCGCAAGACCTCAGAGCTTGCAGAGACCCGCAAGGCTTTTGAAGCTGAGCAGGAAAAAACCAAGAACGACCTGGAACAACGTCTACAACAGACAGCCCAGTTTTCCGAGATTATGGATCAGTTCATTCTACAGGACTATAACTCCATAGATTGGAATACGCTACGAGCAGAAAATCCCGGTGAGTTTGCCGCATACCAAGCAGAGTTTCAGAACAGGATGCAGCAGGTAAACCAGATCAAGTCTCAACTCGGCCAGCAACTGGAACAGATGCAGGCAGAAGCCAAGAAACAACAGATGGAAGCGCAGTTGGAGTATTTAAACAAAGAGCGCGAACTGTTAGCCGAGGCCGTCCCTGAATTCAAGGATGCGACCAAGGCGCAGGAACTCGCCGCCAACATGCGGAACTTTCTCCACTCCAAAGGTTTTACGGATCAGGAAATAGGCGGATTAGTTGACCACAAACAAGTCTTGCTTGTTCGGGATGCTATGGCCTATCAAGCCTTGAAGTCCGGTAAGCCAGAGGTACAAAAGAAAGTCTCGAATGCGCCGAAACTCCAGAAACCAGGCTCTACGCAGAAGAAGTCTAAAGGCGAGGTTCAGAAGAACCAACTCCGCTCCAGGTTAAAGAAATCCGGTCGTTTAGAAGACGCAATGGCGTTGATCGACCTATAAAACTCTGAGGAACTATAACAATGGCAACTTCCACGACATATATGACTTATGCCGCGAAAGGAAACCGTGAAGACCTGGAAGATATCATCTATGACATCTCTCCGACCGACACCCCCTTCCTTTCAAACGCAGGCCGCGTAAAGGCGTCTGCGGTATTCCACGAATGGCAGACGGACGCTTTGACCGCTGCTGCTGCAAACAAACAGCTTGAAGGTGCGGATAACACCGCTAATACGCTGGCTGCTACGACCCGCTATGGCAACTACTGCCAGATCTCCAGCAAGGGTATCGTAGTTTCCGGTACTCAAGAGGCTGTAAACAAGGCTGGCCGCGATTCTGAATTCAAGTATCAGATTGCCAAAGCCGGTAAAGAACTGAAGCGCGATATGGAGTTCGCTCTTACCCAGAATCAGGCATCCAGCGCAGGTACTTCTGCCGCTGCCCGTTCTTTGGGTTCTGTAGAGAGCTGGCTGTTCTCCGCTACGGGTAACGTAGTAGACAATGGTGTAGGAACGACTCCTGAGTATAGCTCTGGTGTTTCCGCCCCGACGGATGGAACCCAGGTTACTCTGACTGAAGCTAACGTCAAGACCGTTATCCAGGAATGCTGGACCGACGGTGGCGATCCGAAAGTAATTATGGTCGGGCCGCACAACAAGACCAAAGCATCGGCCTTCACCGGTATCGCTACTCAGTATCGTACTAGCTCGATTGACAGCATGAAGCAGGGCTCCATCCTGGGTGCAGCAGATGTTTACATCTCTGACTTCGGTGAGCACAAGATTGTCGCTAACCGCTTCAGCCGTGATCGTACAGCCCTGATCCTTGACATGGACTACTGGTCAGTCGCTACCCTGCGTCCGATTCAGCAGATTATGTTGAGCAAGACGGGTGACGCTGAGAAGCGCGAAATGCTGGTTGAGTTTACTTTGGTAGCTAAGAACCCGAATGCTTCGGGCAAAGTAGCCGACCTGCTCACTTCATAATAACTAGAAACTAATTTGGGGGCCGCAATGGCCCCCATTCTTTCTACTATGAAAAAAATACTCGATGTTGACCCAATGACTGGGGTGACTCAATACTTCCATTACGATGAGATTTCAGGCGATTGGGGTATTGAATCAATCCAGAACGTAGACCCTTTTATCGAAAGAAATAAACGTCTTCAAAATGACGAGGAATACAAGAAAAGGGGAATGAAAAATGAATTCTGGCACTTCGCCTCTATTCCGATAATGATCCAAGAAAAGTGGCTAAGAGAAGACGGAATTGACCTTATGAATAAGGACCATTGGCCGAAAGTTAAAAAGAAGCTGATGGATCCGGATTACAGATACTTGAGGACCACGACTGGTAAAATATGAATGAAGCCCAACGGCTTATCTCGGAAGGGAATTACCAAGAGGCACTCGTATTAGTCAACAAGACACTGGACAGGAATCCAGATGATCTTGGATCGTTATTCCAATTCGGTGAGATTATGCTTCACACCGATAGAATCGGGATTGCGGCGAATATCTTTAGATATCTCGCCAACAAGACCAATAAATCCCAAGCATGGAACAACCTTGGGCGCTGCTTTCAAAACAGAAGGTACGCAGACAGGGCGATAACTTACTTTAAAAAGGCATTAAGACTGGATCCCAAGTCTTATGCCGCTATGACAAACCTTGCCATTATGTACGTGAATAATGGAAATCCTGAATTGGCCAAGGAATACGCCGAGAAGGCGCTAGAAATAGGCAAAGAAACAGGAATGATGGGGGCTGCACACGACGCCCTCGCGATGGCGAAGCTCCATTTACACGATTTCACAGGATGGGACGACTTCTTGCACGCCGAGGGACCGCCATTCAGGAAATTAAGGCAATATTGCGTACCCGGTGAAGAAGAATGGATGGGCGAACCTGGCAAAACGGTAGTAATATACCGTGAACAGGGATTAGGAGATGGGATATTCTTCGCTGAATGCCTCCAAGACGCCATAAACGTATCAAAACAGGTGATTTTAGATGTTGACGAACGACTGGTTGGCCTTTTTGCACGATCTTTTCCAGATGCCGTCGTATTCGGGACTGGTAATTCGTCTGATATTTCTTGGCCTCGTAATTTTCCTATCACTCATTCTGCCCCAATAGGCAGGCTCCCTATGTTCTTCAGACGCTCTCTGAGCGACTTTAGCGGCAAACCCTATATGAAGGCCGACCCAGTGAGGAAAGCCGCTTACAGGGCGGCTCTGGACTCTCTAGGGCCAGGTCCGAAGGTAGGAATAGCATGGACGGGCGGGAAAGAGGGCACGTCAGACCAGAACGCAGAGCGGGAGAATCGATGCCTCTCGTTAAAAGAAATAGAACCTCTCTTTTTAGACGGTCATCATTACATTTCACTCCAATATAACGGGAATGAATCGCATCCGAGGATCATAGAGTGGCCCTGGATCACTCGGACGCAGGATTACGACGATACAGCAGCACTAGTAGACGAACTCGATTACATAATAGCAGTACCTACAACAGTAGTTCACTTGGCGGGAGCATTGGGGAAGACTTGTTACTGTCTGACCCCGGAATTTCACAACTGGCGGTTCGCTGGAGATATGATTTACCACGAATCTGTTAAACTTTTCAAAGGAAAAGACCGCGTATCCCAATTAAGGAGCTACCTTGAAACTTGACGTTATCATCCCCGTGGGTCCGGGGCACCAAGACCTGGTAAACGAAGCCATACAAAGTGTTAAGATTGCTGTCCAGTCTGGTCTCGGTGCGTTCACGGAAGTAAAGATTAAAGCGATCAACGATACAAAAGGGACCATGGGACGATCAGCGGCAAGGAACGCAGCAATCGACGCATCTGAGGCCGACTGGCTTTTTTTTCTTGACGCAGACGACTTAATGCACCCTGACGCATTAAAGAACGTAGCCAGCAATACCAGAAAGTATGACGCTATCTGGGGTAGTATCATGGAATACAAGGATGGCTGCATTATGGAGCGCTTCCAAATGCCTTATATCGACAAGTTTGAAAGCCTCCTTGAGATTGACCCATACTACACCATTCAAATGGGATTCTTTGTCAAACGAGAGAAGATGGAAAAGTTTGACGAGGAAATGAACACCGGAGAGGACTGGAAGCTTTACCTGTCCCTTTGGAAGAAGCTGAAATGTGTTAAAATTAACCACCCGTTCATGGCGAATCGCAGAGGATCCCATTCTCATGGACCTAAGTCTGCAAATGGCAGGGATTGGGGTGAGGTGGTTAGAAAAATGATAGCGGAAGAACGAAATGTATCGAACTCCGCTTCTGGTTAATACTGAAAGACCATTTTCCGAGTACATTAAAAGCCTGGCCAAGACGGGGAGGAAGAACTACAGGGCCTCGATGAAGGCGAACGAGGGTAGAGAGTTCAGGCACATCCCGTTTGACTATCACCTAGTCTCTAACTTTATGGCAATATGGGAAGAACAAGAAGTATTCGGGAAAAGGCCAAAGTGGATATTCGGGCCAGAGCATTTTAAAGACCTGTCCGATAGAAACGTCTTACATTGCTTCGCGGTATTCGATGAAGACATTATAGGGCTCCATCTTATCGAGGGATACGGGGATTACGCCTATTCTCAACCCCCGATGTACTCAAAGTCTCACCCAGAACTCTCTAGCTTCATGTGGTTTGAGATGATTAGAGTCCTATGTGATGAAACGCCGGTTAAATGGTTCGACCTTGGCGGCGCTTTCCACGGGACGTGGGTTGATCTTCTAAAGGATAGAAGCGATCCGATATTGAGATACAAATGGCGTTATGTGCCACAGAAGGCAAAGGAACAGCCGGAAACCGAGCTTCCTTGGGAACGATTTGACTGTCCTAATTGTGGAGCCAAGCAAATCGTATTAAACAAAGGCGGCTGTAAATGGTGCGGTTGATACATGGTAACGGAATTCGTTACGTTGAAGACAATAAGTGTGATGTTATCGTTACCGATGCCCATATTTCATTCTCGCAAT